ACCCACGGGTGTGGTAATAAACAGGGCTGATCCTTGTTGATCTGCTAGTGCTGGACGTATGACTGTGTCCCAAACATCTCTATCCATGAAAGCAAATTCATCAAAAATTGCGGCTGACAAGGAAACTCCACGTAGTCGGTCTGGATCGTCTGCACCTTTGAGTGAGATAGTTGAACCATTCTTTAAGATAAACTCAAGGTTGGTTTCATTAATCTTCTTAACCCAACGTAGATCTAACAGTTTCTCTTTAAGACGTTTAAAGATGATTGTTCTTGACATACGATATGTAGGGCTAATGTAGTAAACATCTTTGCCAGGCTCACGTGCTACTTTACACATCTCACGAATAGCCAATGTTGTTTTACCCCAACGACGTCCAGCAATGACAACACGAAATCTCTTGTCGCAGTCAGCTACTGTTTGCTGTGTTGTGCTTAGAGGCATTAGGCCTTGTCATCCCAAGGAAGTGGCGCATTGGCTTCACTGTCAATAGGTTGATCACTCATGCCCAGCATGTTCTTTGCTAAGAATATCTGAACTGAGGCATGCATGTTTCTGCAGGCATTATCCATCATAGCACGTCTAAGACTGATTCTTGCATCAGCACGTCCTTTTACCAATATATCCGCAAAGTTATAGCGTAGAGTATCTTCTTTGATGCCCAAGTATTCTGCAATGTCACGATCCGTGCAACTAAGTGCTGCCAGCTTACGCACATCTTCTGGATCAATAACTTTCTTGTCTCTGCCTACACATAAGCCCATGTAGGTGCCTTCAACAAGTTCTTTGGGTTTGGGTCCTGTCTTGCCAGGTGCGTGTGCTGTGATCGCACCACTGTCAATGATGTTGTCGTTAGAGGCGGGAATGTTTTCAGTCATCTTGTATTTATTAGACAACGAAATAAAGCAGTTAAAAATGGGGGATTTAGGTAGCGACACTTGATCCCCCGCGAAGCCTTGCGACACCGCAACACGGTCCTAAGGCAGTGTTAAGAGTATTTACATCAAACAAAACCCCCAGGCCTTTTGAGCGAGGGGGTCAGTCTAGTTAGGGGAAATGTCGTTGTGTCAGCAACTACACTTTTATTTAGTTGCGTTCGTTTAACACAGCTAGTTTATGGCCAAGTTCAAGTAGTTCTTGTTGTTGCTCTTGTTGCCACTTACGCAGGCGGTTGTTCTCGTGATTGAGTTTGTTATGACTGTGTATCAGTAGTTGAAAGTTGGCTTTGATCAGTTCAAGTTCAACTCTGAGATCAATCAGTTCTTGGTAAGGATCAAAGCCAGGATCAATCATTTCAAACTTTTTAACTGCATCTTGCGAGCCGTTGCCTTGCGTAGCTGATCAAGACGAGTCATGATTTCTACATTGTCACGTGTCCAAGCACCGTCATCATCTATGCGTGTCAGTGTAAGGTCTTCTGGCTTGCGTCCTCTATTGAGAAAGTCCACAGGGTTAGACCAGATCTCACGCCAATCATCCCAAGTCAAATCATATGCTTCATTACGATAACGTGCTTGGCTGCGATGTTTAGCCCAAGCATAATACATGTCATGCATTACAAGATCAGGGCCACTGGTCCAATTGTCAGGAAACATACGGCGAGGTTTTCCAAATGAGTTTGTCAGACTTGGCTTCTTAGGTGCATACTTAAATGCATTGGCCATTGCTTCTGTGACCAATACTGCTCTTTGATTCTTCATTGTATATTTATAGTGTAATTAAAAATCAAGTAGATTTATGAGTGATTTCTGCAAGTTCTGCAATGGCTTTGGCTTGCAGCAAAGACAATTCTTCAAGTTTTTTAATATGCTGTTGTTGTTGACTTTGATAGTAAGAGATCGTGGCCAACTGAGCTGCTGGGCCTAGCGTTGGTTTAGGATCAGTCATTCAGTGACCTCAATGCCGTCAATGGCCAAGAAGAATTCTTCTATTGAATATTCTAAGCTGGGATCTAATTTGTTTTGTCTGCACCATTGTTGATACAGCAGTTCTCTGTCATCATTATCCATTTTTACATAAAGGTAGTTTGCTGGTAGTTTCATAATTAATTATAACTGTTATTCATTAATAGGTCAATCAAAGATATCGCCATATTTCAGTGCGGCCAAAGTGTGTGTAGGTGACCCTTTGAGTATAAACCAACACTGATAGTCTTCTCTGTATTCACAATCTTTTTGTTGATGGAACCAACTGGGATCTTTTTCAATGGTGAATAGTTTAAACACATCAACTCTTACGTATTCATATTTGTCTGTATAATTCATAGAGGTTTTGTTAGAGATAATATTCAAGGACTAACAAGTTAGTCCTATTAGATATAATCATTCAGTTTCGCTATGCTCAACTTCTTTCTTATATCTAATTGCTTTTAAACAGATACATAGATCAATTTACATAAAGAGACTTGATGGGTTTGCAAGTCATGGGACGGCTAATGTAATAACGCCTTTTAAAAAAAGACTTATTACACTAGCCTCACCATGTGCAAAACACATCAAATCCCTTTGTGGGAATTGACCCTTACGGGTTGGGACTTACTAAAACTTTACGCAGACGTTTGTCTATATGATACTGCTACTCTTTTCAGAGCGTCGTGGGCACCACTGTGATTCAGATCCTAGTAAGAAGATCTGCAGCGGGGATCGGATTAGCCGTCATATGAACGATCCCTTTTTGTTGGTTGCTTTCGCGGAGTTGCCTAATTTTGATTTGTTTGAGCTGTCTTGCCTGTTGTCTAGTAATTATCTCTTGTGTAGTGGCCTCTAATTTTTTCAGTGCCTTTGCCTTAAGTGGAAATTGATGATGATATACCACACTCCAATAGCCTGACCAAACACCACGTTGGGACTTATTGGAATCCATCCAACATTCTTGATGCCAGCGTATCAATAGTATAACATCATCAATCTGTGGATGACTATCTAAATCTCTACTCTTTATGCCAATAGTTTTACACCACCAGTTGGTATAGTGAGCTTTCTCGCGATTAGATAACGGACCATAATTATTTTCTTTCACTCAAATAACTCCCTAAAGTTAGTTTGAGCTTTGTTGTCTTGCTCAGCCCAGACTTCCTGCAATGTTTGCAGTAAGTATTCCAAGCTGTCATGCTCAGCGGCTATCTGTGGCCTGCTGTCAGCATCAATCAACAACTTGTCTTTGCTGACTTTGGTCCTGAGATTCTTTAAGATAAATCCGTTTTGTGGGTTGTTAATAATGTGGAACCAATTCTTTTGATTGTGGTTGGCTGAGTCCACATAGGTCACATACTCACGGCGGTCTTTGGTGCCTACTATGGTTAGTTTAACATATGGCCTGCCTGTGACTTGCGATAGTCCTGGCTCTTGTGTTAGAACAATGTAGTTTTGAACAGGTGGTTGGTATTTCATAGGTTTTCCTTTTTAAAAGCTGTCTAGTATATTTATAACATATTCTTAAAAGTCATGCAATAGTGATTGGTTAGATTAGTCAAAAAGAAAGCCCCTTACGGAGCTTTCCCAATACGAGGAGTATTGTCTGGATGGGTTATAGAGAATTGACAGCCTTTATAACGGAGATAGCTTGATAGTTAACGGATAGAACAAAAACCCCAAGCAGTGCCGCATCCAGTGTGCAAGGGGGATAAGGTAATGGCGTTAACCCAGAGAACCCTGCACACTTTTATTTAGTAGGTTTCCTAAAAACAGACCTTGAAAGTGACTTACTTGCTTCAGCTGTGCATAGGTAAGCTCTAAACTCATGCCCAGTCATACAAAATTTACCTGTAGCTGGATCGTTATACATATCGCAAGCACTACATCTAGAACGCCAATGTTTATAAGGAGTTTCATTTAGTTTATGTTCAATACGACGATTTGTAACTACATCATGACAGTCTTCACACACAGCCACATGAGGTTTAAGTTTTTTAATTTCCCAAGCAATTGTGGGATTATCTTTTAGATCAATAGCAAATGATTGGCCAGCACGTTCAATGATTTCTGGCTCCGTAGATTCTGCTCTGCTGGCGACTCTAGGCACTTTCATCTGCTTGAGTTCAGCAAACTGTTCTAACTGCTTTTTAAATAATTCTGGATCCATAACATAGTTATCTACCCAGATTATTTAGGGTGTCAAATTAGGCTGTGCGAGCTAGAACTTTAACACGGAAGAATCTACGATCAATCAATCCGTCCGTAGTAGTGACCTGTGCAGTCACAGTATAGGTCTTGCCGTCTTGTCCGTTGTTTAAGCGAATATAAGTTTTGGTTCCCTGGATGCCGTTGGATACTTTGACCAATGGATCTGGATCATTGGCACGAGTTGATATTGTCCAAGTGGCTGCTGATAAGCTGTCACCAGTGGGTAGCCAGTTGGCCCAGTCCAGTGTGTAAGTTAGGTTTGCTTCAGGGTCTTTTTCAATTGATAAGCCCTGTATGGTTTGGTAAAATCCTGTTGTCATATTAGACTCCTTGTAATTCTGTAGTTAGCAGTTCTTTGGTCACTGCGTATTCTCTATTCTCGTTTACTATTGAATATTCTCTATCTTCTGCTGTGATTGAGTAAACTTTATTTTCTGCTTGGATTGAATATTCTCTATCTTCAGCAAATATCATCCAAGTTAATTTAGGATTAATGTGTATGACATCAATAACAGCAGTCAGGGCGGCATTGCTGAATGCTGTTAAATTTATACTAAATCCAGCATTGGTAGTAACAGACAATGTGCTGACTGCTGTGAGGTTAGCACTGACAAACACTATGGCCACTGTGATGCGAGCAGTTACCGTGGCCTGTGATGAGATTTGGCTAGTAAAAGATTTTATCTTCAACGCAGTGGTAGTTTGAGTCACTACTGAAGATAATGTGGCTGTTGCTGATTTAACTCTGGTAATGGTCGTAGTGACAGTGGCCTGTGCTGACACGGCTGCCGCTGCTGGTTTAATTACACCTACTATGCTTGTTACACTGGCTGCTGAAGTAATACCAGCTGCAAATGATTTGATTCTCAACGCAGTGGCTGTTACACTGGCTTGGCTTTGAAGTTGAGCCTGACCTTTTCTTACCACAGTGGCTACGGCAGATAAACTAGCAGAGGAATTTAATGTAACTAGTCCTTGTCCAATCTTAACCACAGCTGCCAATTCTGCAACAAACGCAGTCAATGTGGTCTGTGCTGACTTTATGGCAGTTGGGCTAATACTTAGGCTAGCAGCCGCAGATATATTGGCCTGTGCAACTTTGACAATGTCAGGATCAGCTGTTAAATTAGCTGAAGAACTTAGAGATGCTAAACCAAACTTTAAACGTGTATTATTTGCTGTTAATGTAGCATTACCAGCTAAAGCAGCTGAAACGTTAATAAATCCAGCTGGTGTGGCTTCTAGTGAGCTAACTGCTGTTAAATTAGCACTAACATTAAACAATTCACCTATAACTGCTGCTAAATTACAGCTACTTTCCAGTGAAACTGCACTAGTTCGGATTCTCAGCACATCACAAATAATAAAATTATCAATGTCTTGACTAAACAAACTAAATTCTCTAATGGCTTTGGCTGTTACAGCCATTGAGGCCGCTGCATTTAAAGCCACTACTGTGCTGGTTTTTACATTGACTTGGGCAACTAATGTAGCAGAGCTTTCTAACGTTATCAAGCCATTGCCAATCTTTACCACAGCAGCTAGTTCGCTGAATATGGCGTCAGTAGTAATGGCTACGTTACGTGTTCTTGAATTAGCAACAGACTCGGTAAACGCACTATTGGCTGTGGCTCCTGCTGATCTAATCACCGCTGGAGCAATACTTAGATTGCTAGCACTGCTTAGACTTACGCTTGAGGATTTAATTCTTAACGCAGTAGCTGACACGCTGGCAGCTGAACTGATGCTAACAGAACTACCCAATATTTTAGAAGCAACAGCTGATAATGATGCTGCTGCTGATAAACTAGCACTTGTTCTCTGTGGACCAGTTAAAGTAGCAGTTACTGAAGTTACTGCACTTGCTGCCGCAGTGGCAGTTTGAACTAATGTAGTGTCATCTAATGCATTGCTGTTTAGGTGCCAAAGGCCAGTAACAGTATTGTCATTGAGTCTCACAGTGGTTGGCACTGTGATACTGCTTTGTGTAGCATCATAGCCATAGCTAGAATCTTTGACAAACATGGCTTCGTCAACTAATACTGTTGAACTGCCTTTAACAAAGAAACTAACGTTAGTTAAATTTGTATAACCATAGGTGTAAGGAAATACTGGATTTACACCATCGCCTGTTGCATAAACTCTAGTGCCATTTTTATAAATTGATAGATATCCATTTGTGCCGCCACTCTTGACTAGTAAAATATGATTCCATTGATTTAATGGCAAGTCAACAGTGTCAGTAAAAGGTGTTGATAATAAACTGCCATCTGGGTCATTTGGGTTAGCAAGATAAACTCTAAATCTCAATGCACCACTTAGTAATTCAAGCCATGGTCCTCCAAAACTAGGTTGACCTATTATATTAGTTAAAGTTTGATCAGCAGTAGTTGGATAAATCCATGCTTCTATAACATAATCTTCATACTGTGTTATACGTAAGGATGATTTACCGCCTGTGTTTCCATTTCCAATAAAACTAGCTGATCCAAATTTACTAATACTGGTATTGTAATAAGTTGGTGCAGCAATAGTTCCATTTACTAGATCATGTGGTCTTGGACCATAGGCCTTTCTACTGACAAATAATTCACTTCTACTAATTAGAGTAGTCTGTATACCAAATAACTTACCAGCAGCCGCGGATACACTAGCAGAAGAACTCAGTGCTGCGTTAGCGTTGGCTTGCTTAATAACAGTTACTGATAAAGACGTTAAACTAGATAAATCTGCATTGGCTTCTTGAACAGTGCCGCCAATTATTTTAGTTGCATCACAGGCCAAAGAGAAAGCCGCTTGTAAACCACTGCCTGCTCCAGGGTCATCAGAGATATCAGTATCACCGTGGATTAATAAGACAGTATTGGTATCATTAATAAAAGCTGCGGCTGGTGCTGTAAATGTTGTTGTATAACGCCCTACACCTTTTGTAACTCTAATTTCATCAATATAACCATTGAATGCTGTTGTGCCGTTGAATTGAGCACCCACTACTAAAGGTTTTGTAGTGCCGTAGTTAGTTGCGTCAGTATAGGTAGTAGTAGATACTACACCGTTTATAAAGAATCTTGTTACACCGCTAGCACGACTGATAGCAAGATGATTCCAAGCATTGTTAGTATGACTATTACTACTTGTTAAAACAAATGCGCCATTTACAAATAATCTTAAACTTCCTGCACCGTTAGACTGTATAGCAACTGAAGTTTGGGTCGTTGTGGTTCTTGTGTCAATAAACCACTGTGTGGTTGTTGTTGTTTTATAGAACCAACCCTCAATGGTAAAGTCGCCTGTGCCAAATCCAAAATCTGTATTTGTAGCAATGCTTAGATAATCACCAGTGCCATCAAGGGCAATACTCTTACCGCCAAATTTGCTCTGTGTGGCACTTATTGCGGCATTACCATTTACTGTAATTGTTTTAGCAGTTCTACTTGGACTACCAACTGAGCCTTGAACAATTTTACCAACTGATGCAGTCAAAGAGAAAGCCGCTGAATGTGCGGCTTCTGTGACTCTAATTCGTGTGGTAGAGATTATGATTGTGGCTGTAGAATCAGCTTGAGCACTAACATAGATTCCACGTGATCCATCAATAGCCGCTGAGAATACACTTGTCAATGCAACATTGGTTGTTCTGATTACATTGATTTGCGTAGCAATGGCTGCATTAGAAAACGCAACAAGATCCGCACCGTGTATGTGACTAATAACTACTGCCATTGTGGCAACTAGGGTTAAATTACCACTGCCTTCCTCAACAACACCTGCGGCTATCTTAGTAGCATCACAAGATATTGTAGCAGCACTGCTAAGGGCCGCTTCAGCATCAGCCGTATAGACATAATAACCTGAGTCAGGTGTTAAATAGCCACTGTCAACGTAGTATAGATCTTGTGTCATAATTTTACAGTTTGGTTATTTTAATCTTAACATTAAAATCAGTG